CTAAAGCCATCCATGCAGATGCCTTTAGCACGGGCCTGTCGCATTAATTCCTCCTTCAATCCCATTGTATGTGTTTCTTTTCTGTAAAGTTACTAAATTTTAGCGATTTATGCAGACTTATTGCTTCGGTAACGTTTAATGAGCCATACAACTGCAACGCAGAACGCCACAATCAACATTCCAATCGCCACACCGCCGACCTCTTGCTTCAGATTCTCCCACCACGTTAGTTCTCGCTCAACGGGATAAGGAATTTCAATCGTCTGCTTCTGTTGCTGCATAAGGCTGTCGCAACGTGCGCGAAGTTGATTGATGATGCTGTTGTCGCTGTGATAGTGATGCACCTCTATCCGCTCTGTTTCCTTTAGCACATTGCCTGCGCTGTCAACCGTAGTCAGTATGCTGCGGTCTTGCATGATGCTGTCAAACGTATTGCTGATAATCGTGTTAAGCACCGTATCGGTGCGGACAATATACACGCTGTCCACTCGCTCCGTTGTTACGGGAACATACTTCGTCTTGCAGGAAGTCAACATAAGCATAACTCCCACGATAGTGAGAGCCATGCTTAACCTGTGTGTGCTTATCATAGACATAATGCGAGTATCAAAGCTTCAAGGATAACGCATATCAGTACTACCGACCAACCCCAATAGCAACGTTTCTTAGGCAGGATATCCGCCCTAACCTTGCCAGCCTTAAAAGCTGAATATCGGCATTGTTTCTGTTCGCCCGTAGATAGGAACTCTACCGTTACATCCTTGTTATTGGCATAGCGAACTATCATCATCTCATAGCCTTGATAGTTCACGCCCATTTCGCCTGTGCGGTCAATTAGTTTCATAGTATTGTAAGTTTAATGGAGAAAGGTATGTAGCAATTCCCTACCCCTCGCCGTTGATGCTGTCGAGGATGGTGGAGATACCACTGAGAGTGCTGTTTAAACTCCGATTTCGGTTAGTTCGTTCTTCACCCACGCGATAAACTCGTCATGGGCTTTGACCTCTGAATCATCGGGATTATCTCTGAACTTGCGAGCCATCGAAGCCGTGAAGCTGGCAACCTCCATAGCCGTAGAAAGGCCGTAAGCCTCCATTTCGGCGGCGTTGATAGCTGCGTTACGGGTTATGGGTTTGGCTACGCGGATAGGGAAAGCGAGCGTAATAACGCGCTCCTTGCCATCTTCATCAACAGTAGGCTCAGATTCATGACCTACGAAATACGTAATGTGCGACCCCTCGTCAATGCTTACGTACTTGCCATCGCGCCAACCCGTGTAAGGCTGATTAACATCCTCAGCTTGGGTGGTTGGAACTTGCAATTTATTTAAATTAATCATAACAAGTTATTATTTAGTTGGTTATAAATTCTCCGTGCTCTTTGGCTACAATCATTTTCAGCGTACCGCGAAGATAGTAACCGTTAAGTTTATCAACTACGCAATCCTCTATCGGCAGCAACTCCGCCTTGTCGTATTGCTTCTCACACAAATCAATATATTGGGCGATAGCGTGATAGCTGCCCGACATAGAGCGGATAGTGCGCTTGTTTGAATCATCGGTCTGGAATGAAACCAAACAATGCAACCAATTAGGCTTGTTGTCCTTGTCGTATCTAACCTCATAATCCTCTATATCGAACTCTCGCTTGTTGTCGCAAAGTTCTCGAATGTCAATCTCAGGCGCATCAAGATTGCTGCGCGAAATGCGTATCTTGTTAGTTAAGGCAGAAAGTTTCAAATCTTTCTCTAATTTGAGTAGTAAACCAAAACCGTCAGTAACCTTTATTAGGCCGAAGTATGACGGGTAATTCTTGTTGGTACATCGCCTTGCGCGTTGGGCGATACTCTCTCTGACGAGCGTATAGCCTTTGTTGTGGTCGGTGATGTGCTTATCGGTGATGCGGTGGAATATATTGCCGCAAAAATCAGTTGGTATGCTGAGCGGAACGATTCTCGCGCTCTGACGTTTTGCGCGAATCTGAAGCGTATACCACCATAGATTCTTCACTCGCCACAATGCACGTTGAGCCTCCTGCTTTGTGCGGAACGGGATGAAGTTATCATCAGCGTAGCGTACCGTATGAGGCGAAAGCGACTTAATTAGCTTGTCGTTGTCAACCATTAGGATGTGGTGCAATAGCGGCGAGGTCGGTACGCCTATCGGGAATTGACGGTTGTAGAAACATACGCTGATAGCATAGTCATTCAACCATCGAGGCACACCGATTTTCTTCATTGCCTTACGGACTGTCTTTATTTGAATATGTGCGTAACATTGACGTTGGTCTATAATTAGCGCGTAGTTATACTGACGCAAGTCATAATAGATATGCTTAATGCGCTTTACAACCGAATTAGCGCGTTGCTTGGCAGCTATCCCATGCCCCTTCTTGCAGTTCAGACCAACGTTGTTATCGTAGCGGTCATAGTAAGGTTGCAACAGATTCTTGCATAAATGCTGTAAAACAAGCGTGTAGTTGTTCGGTTGCAGAATATCGCGTATTTTGCCGTTCGTGTTGCGCTTGGTTAGTTGCTTGTAGGCAATCTGCTGAACATACGAACCGTCAGCAATAGCCGCGAGGAAAGCGTCTGCATCATTTTCAGTGAAGCAGAAATCTTTCCTCTTTGCTCGGCCTTTACGGGCGGCAGCGATTGCTTGTATTATGTCAGCCTTTGCGATATTCATCAGCTGTAAAATAATCAGTTTGAGCAGTTTTACACACTTTAAATATGTGTGGCGTATCTCTTTGGGTTTGTAGCTTAATTCATACGCCTTGTCTTGTAATCATTCGGCTCTCTTGGCCGTGATAATGCGCTCCGTTTGCTTGTGTTCTGAGTTTGTAAGTTGCTCAATCTTAGCAGAACCGCAATTAAGAGCAGACGTATTCGCAACCGTATTATTCGCGTTCAGATTGCGAGGCGAGCAAACCGTATTGTTCGCGTTGCCGCCAAAGCGAGCAGCGGAGCGCATTACCACTATTTCATTCGCTATTGCCGTTTCAGAGGTCGAAGTCCCAATGCTTGACTTGTCGGCAGACAGCTACAAAGATTTTCAGCGCGGTCGGCGATAATCGTTGCACTATCGCCGCCGAACTGCGTTCTGTTGCACTATACTTTTATCAAGAACTGAGCAGAACCGCAAACAAGAGCAGACGTAGCCGCAACCGTGACAGCCGCGTGCAGAAGGCGAGGCGAGCAAACCGTATAGTACGCGGTGCCGCCAAAGCGAGCAGCAGTTCTTACAAACGGCTTTTCAAGCGAACCGCCCCAGCTATGACTACCGTACAGATAGTAGCACTCGCCCGTAGACAGAGAGCCGCCGCGAGAGTTGTTATCCCAGTTGGTATTGTGCAAACGTTTCTTAACGTAGTTATTACCCGTGCGGATGATAGTACCCTCCAACGGATAGCTATCCTCGAACGCAAACTTGCCGCTGAGATTATAGTTGACCTCGCGAACCCACTTGGTTTGGTCTGGTTGCATAAACAAGCGATTCGGCTCATTGACATTCCCTTCCTTGAACTCGCCGACTTGTTCGTAACCGCCACCGCGATATACATACACGTCACCCGTCAAGCGCAAGCCCATATATAAGCCCATTCGCAATACGTACTCCCAATCCCATGTCGTAGGCTCTTTATCGCTGTTATACAGCGACTTCGTTCCGCTACGGCGTGAATAAACAACGGCGTTCATCTTTCCGCTGGCCGCGCTCGCTACATTCTTGTACCAATACGTATAGCCGTACATATCGAACTCTACGCCCTCGGCTATCCCGAACTCCATAGCCCATGAATAAGCCATTTGGCTCTCCATACAGCGTTCCTTCGGATGTTCAAGGCTAACCAACTGTGTAGCGTATCGGCTTGTATTGGTATTGTTATAGCGAATTGGAGGCGTACCGCCCCATTTGGAGTAAGTCCAATCGATAGTACCTGTTACGCGACAGCGAAAACCGCCGTTGGTATTCATCTGCGATTCATTCGCGCAAGCATCATTGGAAGATATGCCCGATGTGAACCTTGTAGGCGAATGTAGATACTTCGTACCCATCGCGATTTCAAGCGTATCTATCGCTATGTTGAAGGCAAAGAATCCGCCCTCTGCGCATGGATAGGGCAGCGTTGGGTCAGCGTTGCAAGCACGCGCGTAGTTCATGTTGCTTATCTGCGATATGTCGCTTCGGCGAGGGAAAACACCGCCACTCATTCCCCAATCAGACCCATCCGCTCCGGTCGGTACTCCGCAATTCTTCCATTTGGGGTCGTAGACCGTGAAGAACGAGGTTGCAAACTTATCGTTAACCACGGCTATCGGCGATGGAGATATAGCTGTCGGCGGTAGCTTGTAGCGCGAAATGTCTATGCCATCCCACTTTATAGGCTTGGAGAATATGCCGTTCCATGTCTTTCCGCTATCGCCTACGGTGTTGTCAAGCGAGTATACATCCTGGTAGTTGCCAAGATTGACGGAGTATTTCGTTTCCGTTGTTTCCCACGGTAGAAGCGCGTGTGCTTCAACATACTCGCCATCTACCTGCTTGTATAACTTGGCTGCGCTTAAATCATTGGGCGTTTTGGCTACAATGGGGCGCAATACGTTTTCAAGGTAACTTGTCGCGCTGTATGCTCCTGCGGCGCAATACTGCTCATACTCGCCATCTACCAATCTGAACAATTCCAGCTGACTATCGGCATATTGCTCTGCGGATATACCAACGGTCGGGGCGAAGCTGTTATTAGCCTTGAAGCGAAGCAGATTGTCGCGTACCAACTCGCCTACGGGCGTTGTCGTTACGCCTGTGTTATCTGTCGTATCTATCAAGTAGAACCGCCATAAATCCCACAAGAATTGCTCCTGCCCGTAGCTTTCAACCGCATCTGGCGAGAGGTTGTCAGTAACCCATGCTTTGACGCAAAAGTCGTCTTGCATTAGGTTCTTATACGCAAGCGAATCTTCGATTGCGGAGATTCGTTCATCCAATTCATCGCGCTCCCAACGGTTAACGTAGTTGGAAGCGATGGAAGCAAATATGCCGTATCGCTCGCCGAACATCTTACCTACGTACTCATCGCTGCTGCTCTGCTTCAAATCTGCTGCTTGTGCGGAAACAACAATATCCATGCTTGCAGGACAGAAGTATACGTAGAATCCGCTCAGAGGCGTAGCGATTGCACCCGTCTTGAACAGCGGATTATACACTTCAACTTCGTAGTTGCGAGTGTTGGGTAACTCGCTTACAATACTTCCGTTCAGCATGATATTCGCCAGCGTACTTTCGCCATTATCGCCAGTAGTATAATTAAACTTATACACCATGCTTGAATCGTAGTCGGGCGTTGCCGTTGCGATTGTGCCATCTGTGTTATACGTATAGCTATACGTGATAATGTCCGTTCGGGGTTCAAGGCTTACGCGAGCGAACAGCGAGATTTCCTTGCTGACCGCTTGCGCCTTTATCAGATAGATATTGCCCTGCGTCAGCTTAAATTTCTCGCTCATCGCATAGCCGCTTTTAGCGACCTTTACTCCGTCAGTGTTGATAGCGTAGCCACTCAGAGCCGTTGTCAGCGTAATTTCTTCATGCGAAATATCGCCATACTTGCCCAAGTGCTTCAGCAACTCCTCAATCTTGTTGTCGGTCGTAGCCAAATCAGCGGATAGAGCTTTGCCTTGCGCCGTTATAGCCGTTTGCAAGGTGGTTACATCGCTCGAAAGCCCTGCCGTTGTCGTTACCGCGTCTTTGAACGCCTTATAGTCGGTGTAGCTGATTATCCCTGCCTTGCCCTCGCTGGCCATGATAAATCCGCTTGTCTTAGTCGCCCCATCTGCCGTTCGCGTTACCAACTGCAAGGCTTCCAACCCATCAGGGTGCGCTTGCATATACGCCGCCTCCAACACCCCCGTAGTGACGTAGGTTTTCAAGGTGATGGGCGTGACTTGATAGTTGCTGCCATTGTAGGCGACAACCAATCTCTCGTCACCTGCAATGGTTGTTCGCGATTCCAACGCGCTTATCTTCTTGTCTATTTCGTCTGCCATAGTCGTAGCTATTTAGCGTAATACTTCGCTTCCGCGTCTCTGCGCTTAACAAGACCGGGAAGAACCTTGCCTGCTGCATACACATACCTGCGGAACTCGTTGGGGATGGTCGTGTCGTTGGGATTCGCCTTTAGCTTCCGCCATAACGTTGAGCGTTGCAGAGTGCCAACGCCAAGGTTAAACACGAAGCTGATTAGCGCATCAAACTGATTCTGTTTCAGCGTTACTTTCGCTGCGGTGAGCATGTTGTTGAGCGAGGTTTCAAACTTGCTGAGGTCGGAAGATAGTATCTCGTTTGCACGTGATTTCGTTATCGTCATTCCCTCCTTTACATCGCTCCCCGTATGGCCGTAGCCTATTGTTAGCACTCCTGCAGGACAGCGCATAGCCTTCAAGCACAACCCCTCGAAGTTGCGTATCATCTCCTGCATTGTTTCAGATGTTCTCATATCGCTAAGTTAGATATTTTATTTTACTTACACACAATCTTTTAGTATGCCATATAAACGCGGTCGGCTGGATTGCTTCCCTTCGGCTTAATGACCTTTTTAATCTGCGTTACAATGCTGTGGCACTCGCTTACCATATTAGCACATTGTTGCGCTGTTTCCGCTGTGTTGGCACTGATAGCAGGCAAGTTGCTAAGGTACTCCGTCTGCATCTTTAGCAGGTCGGCGGAACTGATTCCCGTAATCTCCACGCTGTTTCCGCCTTGCAATAGAGAGCGTATTGCAGCAACGTTCTCGCTGATGGTCGGGATGGATGATACGTAGAAGTTCTCCGTTGCGGTCTGCGCTGTCAGTGCGTCAATGGCTTCTTCGCTTGCAGAACCGTAGGTTCGCGACATACCCGTCAACTCGCTATCCGCATCGCTGATAAGGCTTTTCATGTCATAGCCACGTGCTTCCAACGCTGTCCACAAGATATTCATACCATCATCCGCTTGCGTGTAGAACGTGTCCATTGCGCCGACAAGGTAATCAACCGCGCCATAGATATCATTCTTAGCAAGCATTGTATTTAGATTATCCCACATCGGTTGCAGTATCTGGTCTATTATCTTGGCTGCTGCGCCTTGGATAATCATGTTCTTGATGAGGTCCTTGTAGTCGCTGAGAATAGCATCCTTGGTGCTTGCAAACGTTGCTTTGGCTTCCAGCCACGATTCAACGAATTGCTCTGCTGCTGACGACCTATCGGTACCCGTGAATTTGGATGCTAACTCCTTCTGCATGTCGGAGATTTCGTCAAGCACATCGCGAAGCGATTCCTCGTAGTCCTTAATCTTGTCCTCATCGGCACTCTTGCCCTTGGACTGCTCTGCTGCTATCTGCTTGCGATAGGCCGTTGCTTGCGATTCAAGGTTCGCTAACTGCTGATTGTAGTTAGTTATGTAGTCCGTACCAAACAACTCGTCTGCTGCGCTCTGTAAGCGTTTATACGTATACTCTAAGTTGTCGAGTATGTCCTGTTGCCGTTCTATCTCCTCGTTGGCTTTCTTAATCTTGCTGGCGTTGAAGATACTGCCGATGTTAGCAAGTATACCAACGGCAGCACCGATAACGAGCAACCACCACATGGAAGATTCTATCGCAACTGCGATAGTGAGTATCACCGTCAGAACGGACTGCATCGTCTGCAAGCCTTTGACAGCACCGTTGATGATTTCTCCAAACGTTGAATCGTCAGCAATGCCCAGCAGGTCGGTAACTTTTTGCAGTGCATCGGCAGCAGCACCGCAAGCTTCGGCAACTTTCTTCATGTTCGTTCGCCACTCGTCTTGCGCTTCCGTAACGTCATTGGATGCGTTTGATACTCCTTCAGTTGCATCCTCAACTTGCTTGTGCGCCTTACTCAGCTTCTCTGTTGCCTTCTGTGCTTTATTGGTCGCAATGGACATTTTCTGCCATGCAACCGCAAGCTTACCAACATCAGCACTGCCACTAGCTACAAGGTCGTTGTACTCTTTCTCTGCTGCGGTCTTCTCGTTAGTAGCTTGCACCGCTTCGGCTTCCAAGGTCGGCTGCTGCGCTGTCCATTGCGCTTGTGCTTCCGCGTACTTAACCTGTGCTTCGCCCAACTCCTTACGTGCTGCAATCAGCTTCTTCAATCCCTCAACCACGCTCTTGATAGGATTACGCGATTCTTCCTCGGTGGTAATCTTATCTATCTGCTCTTGGAAGGCTTTCAGTTCTTCGGGTTTGAGTTCCTTGCTGGTCTTGATAACGTCTTGCAATCTCGCCTTGATACTGCTGAGCGTCTTGGTTGATAGTCGGGCAAGGTTGCTGAATATCTTTGAGTAGTCCTCGCTTGCGAAGAACTCTTTGTTAGATACGGCGGCCAAGTCCTGTGCTTGCGTGTAGTAACTGCGCTTCGTAAGGTCTTGCTTCTCGGTATCGGTAAGCTTGGCGTTTTTCTGAATTTCCTCTCTGCGCTTGGTTTCGCGAGCGATAATCGCCGTGCGCTCCTTCTCGAAGTCCTCTATTACAGCAAGCCCATCGGTTAGCTTCTCGCGTAACGTTTTAGCTTCCTCTTGATAGGCTTCCTGCGTCTTCTTGGATGCCGCTTTCTGTGCTAACTCCAACGAGCGTTCCAACGCTGTTACCTGCTCGCTGGTCAAGCCTTCGTAAGACGTACCGCCGATAGTTAGAATGTCGCTAGCCTTAACGTCTGCTTCCTTATTGGCTTTGGCTAACTTCTCAGCTTCTTTGGCAATGGTTTCGCGTTCTGTCTGATACTCGTTTTCTATCTCGCGAACTTTCTTCTTAACGCCATCCTTCATTAGCGCAATCTCATCCGCTACATTGTTGCGCTGCAATTCAATTAATTCGCGCGCTAATTCCTGCCTACGCTCAACTCGCTTTTCTTCTTCAGTCTGTTCCTTTTGCAATGCTTTTGCTGCGGCAGCAGCAGCTTTCGTGCCTTTGCCAGTCGTATCACCGCCAAGCTCCTTGTATGCTTTTTCAGTTGCATCAACGTTTGCTTTAGCTGCCTTATACTGTGCGTCAGTATATTTATCTCTGTCGTCCTCTATTTTCTTTAGCTCAGCCTGTGCATCTTCCCATGCTTTCTGTGCTTTTCGATATTCCGTGCCAAGATTCTTGATTTTCTTATCTGTTTCCGTATCAACAAACGCGCTATCATCGCCAGTGGCGATAGCATCTGACTGCGTTCTATTAAAGCCGAAACGATTTCCGATTTTCGCTAAGTTGTTTTGGTACTCGGCTGATGCTGATGCGCCACGTTGCAGGATAGACGTTAAACCCAATCCCTTTAGTGTAGACCACATTTCTTTTGAGAAATCATCAGACACATTGGTGATATAGTTATACGCCATCGACATTAACCGCGCCTTGTCATCTCCTTTGTCGTCCAAAAAGCCCAATCTATCTTGAAACTCTGTAAGATACTTATCGTAATCAGGCGTGTTCTCCTTGCTATATTCATCCATTGCTCTTGCAGCAGCGGCTTTGCGAATGTTCAGTTGCAGCTTCTTGTAGGCCGTAGATAGATTGCCGACTTTAGTAATTTCGTTGTCAAGTCCAGAGAAATATTGTCCGTATTTAGCAACAACTTCATCCTTTGCTGTCTGCCATGCGTCAGTGCCTTTCTTAGCGCTGGCCAGCTTTTCAGAAAGTTTGTCAAGCTCGGCACGTTCTTTTTGATACTCGCCACGTGACTTGTTAGCAGCTTCTGCTGCTGCTTTGGCGGCTTTCTCGTGTTCGCTTTCGTATGTAGCAACCTTATAAATTGCATATCCCAACGCAACGACAGCAGCAAGAACAATAGCGTATGGGTGCGCCGACATTGTAGCGTACAACTTCGCTACCGCAGTTTTCAGCGCATTGGTCATTGTGGTTAAGAACCCGGTTGCGGCGGCATCCGTGTTGATTGCAACTGTGTTTAATTCCTTTGCAACTGTGTCTGCTTCTGTTGTCGCCGTGTTAGCGGCTGTTGCGGCTGATGATGCTTCTCTCGCTGCTGTTTCTGCTGTTATTGATGCGGCTTGCACTTGAGATAGCGCTGCATTATGCTCTTTTGTAGCTGCTTCTAAGTTGCTCTGAGCTATACCAAGCTCTATTTCAGCTGTTTCTATCGCTGTTGCATCAGCGGAAGCAATAGCGGCTTCATAACGCATATTGGTAGCGGTAACAATCGCTTCGGCTTGCTGAACCTTTACCGCAGCGTTTCGTTCGGCTACAATAGATTCATCTAATTCCGCTTTCGCTTGTGCGCTTGCTGCGGCCATTGCGTTTGCCCTCGCGATAGCTTCTTCTTTGTTAGCTTCAACGCGCGCCAATGCGGATGCCTGCAATACAGCTATCTGCTCGGCTTCGGCTTGTGTTAACTGACCTTTAGCAATAGCAGCCTGTAACTCTGTTTGAAATTGGGTCTGTTCTGCAGCCGTAACTGCACCAATACTCTCCAGCTTCTGCATATAGCTTGCAGCTTCAGCGGAACGAGCAGCAGCAAGGCTGGATGCGCGCTGTGCGTCAATGGCGTTGGAGATAGCCACGGCAGTTGCATATGTGCCGTATGAAGCAGCAGCAGCCATAATAGCTTCGCCAACTTCCTTGTAGTTCTTCACAACATCCGTAGCCACGCCAACAACGCTTGAGAATATGCCCTGCGACTTCTCGCCAATGTCGTTAAACATATCATCAATCGCACCCTGCAAGTTAGAGAGCGAGCCTTTCAAGCCTTTGCTCTGCTTCTCCAGCATATTGTAATACTTACCGCCCTCAGAGGTTGCGTTAACGAACGCTTGCTGGACCATCTCGGAGGTAATCTTACCTGCGGACATTTCATCCTTCAACTCGGAGATACTCTTGCCCGTTTCCTGCGCCATCTGTGACAATGGGTTGAAACCTGCATTAATCATCTGCATAAGGTCCTGCCCCATTAGCTTACCTGCGGATGACATCTGCGAGAACGCCAACGATAGCGATTGAAACTTTTGCGTATCGCCCATTGATACATCGCCCAACGCCTTGAGGTAAGTCATAATCTTACTCTCGTCAATGTTGAACGATAGCATCATCTGAGCAGCACTCGCAAGGTCCTTTAGCTGCATAGGCGTTTCAACTGCGAACTTGCGTATCTGACCGAACAATGCTTCCGCTTTATCCTTGCTACCAAGCAGAGTTTCAAAGGATATTTCAAGCGATTCAATTTCTTCGCGAACGGCAAGAATCTGCTTACCGAACTCCACGGCTTTCTGCACGGTAAACACACCTGCAACCGCCATAGATGCTTTCTTAAAATACGCTTCTATCCCATCACCACTCTGAGCGATAGCGGAAGAAGTCTGCTGAACCGCTTGTTGGCTCTGTTGAAGTTTCGCTATAAGGTCTTTATTATCCCCTCGGATGTCGAATGATATACCTGCCATATATTAATGCCATTTTTGCGATTTGATAAACTGCATAGCGCGCTCTCTGTTGTCCATGTTGATGCGAACGCCATCTGTTGAAATGCGCGCCTTCTTCGCTTCATCTGCCGATAGGTATGCGCTGTTAATTGCATCCTCTAACATCAGCCTTAGCGATGTTGCATCAACGCCCCACACAATATACTCCTTAGACCAGCCGTAACGCTCGGCAGCGCGGTCAAGCATCTGCCCGAATACGCTGTGTCCGCCAAAGGTGATTACCTTGCCCGACTTCTTATCGCGAGTGTCGTAGATGCGCTTTTGCTCCGCCCTGTCTTGCTCCACTTGAAGTATTTTCAGAAGTTCTGCCGTTTGGTCTTGCTCCAAGATAACAAGTAGTAACGTAGCCATATCCTCAATGCTTAGACCTTCTGCAAGTTGTTCGATGCGCTGTTTTATCGCTGTGCTGTCTTGATGCTCCGCGCCCGTTAACGTGTAGTAAGCAATCAGTTCAAGCACTTCGTTAGGCTTCGTCTGAGCGATTCTAATGGCTTCTGTGTTGCGGTCTGCCAGCAGTAATGTTTTATTAATGCCCAACTGCTCCACAATGAGCGATGCGCGTAATGCTACGCCCAACGTTGCAGGGTAGATGTTAAGCTGCTTATCCCCCATCGTGAACGACTGAGGGAGAGCAAGCACCGCATCTATAATCTTGCGTTGATTTTCATCCATAGTCTGCGAAGTTAAAGGGGAGGGAGTTTTGTGCCTACCCCCTCCCCTTAATTAGTGTATGTGCGCTGTGGTCTAGCCTTGCGATTTCTCACCACCAAAAGTTCTTTCGGTAGCATCGTTAGCAGTGCCTTCACCGTACTCGGTGAACTTAACTGCGGTAACTGCGCCGCTGGTCTCGTTGAAAGTTACCGTACCCCACTGAACTTGGTCTTCGCCCGATTCGGGTTTCAGAGCGTCAGCGGTGTATGCCCACTGCAAACCATCGGCTGCGGTAAAGGTTTCCTCAACGGACAGCGTAGAACGCTGCATTACCATACCGGGAGCGGTTTCGTCTTCCGGCTGCAAGAACACTTGATATTCGCCATCAATCACACCATCGGAATCTCCAACGGGTTTCTTGCGGTTCTTAGCACCGCGAATGGTGGCTGCAAGTGCGTAGGTATTGCGTGCATAGCGGACAGCTTCGTTCTCGCCGCCCTCTATCTTAGCTTCGGTCTTATCCCCTTTGGTAGTTGTTAACTCCGTAGTGCCCTCAACGGGGGTGTTGAGCAGGATAAAGTCCCCATAAGTGCCATCGCCGTTAATCTTACGAATAGCGATTTTTGGCTTACCCCAAGATAATACTGCCATATTTCTCTGTTTTATTCGTTACAACATTTGTAAAGTATCCTATTGTTGATGCAATGCTCGTTTCTGCCCTCAACGGCCATTACTCTCTGCGATTCCAATTCCCAACGGTAATCATCGCCAACATGTCGCTCCAGCGTTCCATGTGCTAACTGACATAATGCGCGAAGTCGCTGCGAGTTCTCCTCGTACTGCGATTCCTTTGCGTACTTGTGTAGCTGGTCGGCGACATAGATATTAACATTAACATACGCCGATTGAACCTGCCCATTTTCGTTTGCGAGAACACTGACAACAATGTCCTCTGCTGTGGATGACGCAGGCCGTATCGTCTTACAGAGTTTCCCCGTCACCTCGGTTGCGAGCGCGCTGTTTTTGAGGTAAAGGTAAACATCATCTTTAATATCAATATCTGTTTTCATAGCTTGATTGCGTTGAGTTTCTTCTCGGCTTTAGCCATAGCCATTTGGAGTTTGCTGCTAATCTGCTGCTCCGCCCATAGTTTAGTTGAAGCTAAGACATCTTTATTCTTCATCGCTTCAACGTACTCGGCGTAAGACATACCTGCTACAACAACAAGTGCGTAGGTGTTGGCATACTTCTGCGCCAGCGAGCGGACAAAATCAGCACCGATTCTCGAACCGTCTGAACCGTTTAGTACCGCAGGAAAGGCGGAAGTTATCACTTCTTCTGCATGGTCGTAAACCGCATAGCCAATCGAACTTCGTAGGTTGCCCGTTTGGTCTATCCACGATTCCGGCCCACGGTCGCGGATTCTCGCCACACATTCCTCGCCTAACTTCATTAGTGCATTATCCATCTCTTGAGTTATGACATCCGCCACCTGTTGCAGGTAGGCGTTAATCGCGTCTTGAGGTGTTGTCTGCTCTATAGCCATAGCTTAGACTTGTATTGATAGCGGTGGAATCCCTTAACGGTAAACGTTGATACGCTGCCATGATCCAGCGTTAGCCTAACTTCCTCCCCTAACGTGAAAGCTTCCACATTCGCCGGAAGATACACCGTGTAAGTGTAGCTTCGCGTTACGCCATCGTCAAACGTTACAGACTTAGCTTCTCCGGCAGGAACGGCTCGGCAAGCTATATCGCTTGACCAATCGCCCTCGGCTTTATGGTAATCCCCGTTTTCGTCCTCATAGCCAGCAGTTGTTTCCAACCGCGCTAATCTGTGAGGTGTGAGTTCTAACACTGACATACCGATTAATAGTTACTCATTACAGAAACCACGGGCAATCCGACACATTTATCGGATTCCCCAATGGTCTTGTAATATCGGTTAGCTAATTCAAGTATCTTGTCCTTGTCGCTGACGCTAATGGAAGTATCAGCTTCGGAAAAGTTGACAGCGTACACGAGCGAGACGAGCGCATCTGCAATAGCACCGATAAACGCGTTGTCGGTAAAGGTCTCCAACGTGGTTTCATCTTCGGGATATATGCCACGAGCGAGCAACACATTCTCCGCCTTACCGCGAGTAATCGGGTAATGTATCTCGTCAATCAGTGCTTGCAGAATCGTCTTCATAGGCTACTATTTCTTTACTGAATAGTCCAGCATGTAAATCTGGTCAACGTCCTCGATGATGGGAGCGACAAACGCCTGCACAGCGGTGGTCTCAATCAACGGGTCGGTCTTTGAGTACTTGCTAATCAGCTTGTAGTTGTCCACCAGCTGATATTCAGCGTTCTTAGCAGGATTGCTCTGCTCTGCAAGGCGGCCATAGACAAGTGAGCCTACAACATCGTTGCAGATGAAGATAAGGTGGTTAGCGTTCCAAGGCTTAACTGCGGTGTACTTGCCGTTCTTTTCAACACGCACAGAGCGGTCAATTACCTGGAAGGTAATGCCGTTGTTATCGTCAGCAAACGCTTCATTGAAAGCAGTTGCAGAAGGAACGGGCAGGTTAGCGACATCGCTGTAAACAGTGCCCTTGTAGTTAGCAACGAGAGCCTTGGCTTCGTCAGTCTGACGGAGTGCATCAAATGCGCTCTTTGCAATCATCACACGGATAATGGCGTTGCCATCACCATCAGCCTTAGCGATAACAGACTTGATATCGGTAAGGGTGAGTTTGTTCTTGGTAGTTGCGCCAAAGGTGTTCTCGTCAAGGTAGTTGAAGTTGATGCGAAGCAGGGTGTTGTCCTTGCCTTCCTCGTCCTTGATACCTACATAGCCATTGGAAAGGCCATAAAGGAAGTTGTACTCATTGATTTCATCAACGCCCACTGAGCAAGCGGCATCGTCAGCAGCAAGTTTGCGAGCGACATCTGCATCGGTAGCACCTTGAGCAATCATGACATTAAGCATGTTAATGTCGGATTCCATAAGGTTTTTCTTCATACCAACCTTAGGCAGCTTACCCGTTGCAGAAGAAAGGGTCGAGCGAGACTTCAACGGAAGTTCACTGTTCTGTGCTACAACGTCAGCAGCAACGTTGGATGAGTTGATAGATGCGCTTTCCCACTTGTTGTCGGGAGCGTACTTGAGTTCCAGCATGGCGTTCTCGCCCTTATGCAGATAGGTCAGCGGTTGACGGCGACCATTGATAAGTTCGATGACTTTCTTCAACTGAGGAAAGTATCTCTGTACGTACTTGTAGAATAATGACTGTTCCATAGTTCAACGCCCTCCTTAGTCGTGCATAAAGGTTAGTGTAGGAATCGCCGATTTCAAAGCTGCTTTCAACTCATCGGTGATGGGATAAGGCGAAGCAACATCGTTAACTTCACCGTTGTACATGATACCCACGAAGGGTTCTTTTACTGATTTGGTTGCTGTTACAACCCCAACGTACTCACTGCCTTCGGGAAGCGAAACGTAAGCACCATCCGACACGCCCAGAGGCTTGTAGGTATCAGTTGCAGTTTCGCGTATCACAACGTGTCCGGCGCGTACAAACTCGCCATCGAACCCCGTTACGTCAAGGACTTTTCCCCCTTGTACTCCGGCAATGTAGTTACGAATCACAATCGGGTCGTTGCCGAATCCGAAGGATTCAAGTAAATTAATCTCTGCCATGTTTCTTTAATCTTTTTGGGTTAGAAATTCCCCCCTTTAACCAAAAACTTCTTTAAGTTCCGCATCGGAGTATGGCTTTGTTTCTGTCCCCTGCTCGCGCTGTGCTGCAGGTTTCCCCAACAATGCCAACCCTTTATCGGCACGTTCTTGATTAAGGGCCTTAATGTCAAGTTCTACGTCAGAGAGGTAGTCGTTGAAGTCGTCATCATCCTCAAACTTCAGTCGCGAGAACTGTTTAAGGGTGCGCTCTCCAAAAACGCCCGTGTCCTTCAGTAGTTCTTGTAGTTTTGCCCTACGCTGGTCGGTCAGCTTGCTCCCCTTTAGTGCAGCCAACTCTGATTTCAGTGCTGTGTTGCTGTCTAAAAGTGCCTGCGCCCATGCAGGTATAGAATCCCCTTCCTTTGGCTTGTTTTTGTTGGCAGGTTTCGGTTCATCGCCCTTGCCATCCTCATCCTCATCCTCCGAAATAGGATTGTTCTTCTTCCATTCATCAAGCAGACGATTAGCTTGCGACTGGCCGAAGCCGAGGAACGGAATCACCGCTTCGATGCGCTCGTCAATCTCAGCGTCAACTTCCTCCTCTTTCGTTTCCTCAGTAGAACTCAGGTTATCTGCGATTTGCTGGGCAATACCCCGTAGTTCCTTCTTGGAATATCCCAAAGCTTTGATGCCTTTGTTGGCAAGCAACTTTGAGAGTACACGTTTTGTAAACATAGTTAATTGTGTGTGTTGATTAATCAATCTCCCAACTTGCTACCTCTGTAGCTTGTTGTGTGTTTTCACATGCAAATATAGTGAGTTTTAATGACTTATCTTTACTTATTTTCTAAAATGTGCATGTTTTTCTGTAGTGAAACAACTTTTCTTGGCTAAATAGGTGTTAAATAATGCGTATATTTTGCCTTTTTTCTGCTGTTTAGGCTTGTCGTTCTGAAAATTACGCTCCAACTTCGCGATATCAACTAACTACCTAAATCAATATGCTATGCAGATAATACCTTCACTTCAAGACGCTCGCAACAACCGCTACGGAGTAGTGCTTTTTGACGTACTTGGCAATATTGCCGTTGATGTTCAACACGTGTCTAACACTATTAAAGGATGCGCTCAAGCTATCAAAAAGTATTCGCCGGAAGTGCCCTTTGCAACAGCATGCATCTATCGTATCGCACGATGCGCAGCAGGTCGCGAAGCCATTCCTGTAAAACAATACTCAGCTATAGATGTAGCTAAAATTTGTAACACTGCGAAATAAGCAAGCAAATTCCTAATTAACTAAGCAAGCAGGGCGTAACGGTCTTGCTTGCTTTCTGTTTACACGAGTTAACGGTCTGTTTATTAGACCTTTAACTCCTGTTAAAAAGGCTCAGTTGAGAGCCTTTTTCTTGCAGAAAACTTGACATCAAAAGAACTTCTGTCTAATTTCGCAATGTGATAATAACAACACTAACAACAACCACCTTACTACAATGACAGTCAACAAAACTTACAAAAACATTATTAGTACAGAGATGCACAACTACCGCGTAGACTTCCACTACAACAAGGAGTATTGGATGCAGCAAATGGGCGTAGGTGCAAACAACGAATACCTTATCATCATGTTTAAAAAAGGTGACGACATTGTTATTGATGCTAACTACTTTATGTACGAAGGAGCAACTTCACTGCCGCGCATTAAAAACGATAAGGTTGCTTACATCAGCCGTTACTACGGTGATGGATGCGAAACTCTTACACGCGCTGACGTTCAACTCGATACCGACCGCGTTTGGTTAATTGACGAAAACGGCGAAAAATACTTTACAGTTCTTATGTCGGAAGCCGACTACAAGCAGATGCGCGCTGCAATGTTCAACGTTATGGACGATGAGAGTGTTGACGTTTGCATGTGGTGCTTAGACTACGCTAAAGCATACGCGCTCAACAAGCTTGCTAACTGCTAACAAACTATCGGGGCAGCACAACAAGCTGCCCCACAAACATAAACCATTAAAACAACCCACTACGATGACACTAACAATCAACTTCACTTACAAATACCACGCATACCACTACATTGTTGAGCGCACATTAGACCAGTACAACTGCCTGAGCAACGACTTTGTTGACTGCCTACCGTACGATGAAGATTACATCGTGCTTAGGTTTTTTGACAGCGAACGCCACATAGAGTTCGAAGTTAACATTGAGTTAGATATGCAGCAAATTAGCTACGTTGCCGTTACTGAAATAGAGATTGAAAACGGAGAAGAACTTGAAACTGCAACGTTAAGCTCAGACGACCTTTTCCCACCCAAACTAACTATCCGATAGGTTCAACATAAACCAACAACCCTTAAACAGCTTTCAAACATGGAAACCAACAAACCTATTTTCGCACTCGTAGCATCAAATGTTTACGTAGGCGAGCCAACAACTCCGCTAGACGCTTACGAAAGCTTTGACGAAGCAATAGCAGGCGCGCTGCTTGACGCAAAAGTGTTCGCTACATATTCCGCTATCCCCGAAGAATGGAAGCAAAACAACAAGCAAGCTATTTTCGACCAACTGTCAGAACGCCGCCATGCGTGTGTTGCTTATTCGCCTAACAATCCTACAAAGAAAATATCCATTATGCTGCTTTGCATACCCCACGAATAACCCTCATTCTCGCAAATATTTACGGCAAAAGTTTGGGAAATCACAACTTTGTTGTAATTTTGCAGTGTCTTGAAGCCGATAGACGTTAAACTTATCGGACAGGTTCTCAGCCGAAAGGCTTTGAGCCCTGCCAAGGAGACTTATTGAAAGTCTCCTTGTTTTATTTCAAAACTATCTGAGCAAAATTGATATCGCTTGTATATTGCTTCTTTATCATTCTTAATCACAATAATCTCCTTTAGGTTACTACACCTATGAGCTCGATTATGTATGCCATCACGTAACGATAAGATTGATATATCAGAATCAATTCTTAATACAATCACATCTGCTTGATGTGCGCCATCTCGTATCAACCTATCAATCGAGTTGACTGATTGTTTAGTATTCACCTTGTATTCCTCGGTGCGTTTCAACGTACGGTTATATGAATCAGCGCATGATTTACCTTCCACCTTTTCCAGTAAGTCTATCATATAACCATGGCGTTTCATCCTATCTGTTGCGATTGCAATATTCTCAACGAGTTCATTGCTCCCATGGCGAAGATGTATTCTGAGGACACCATAATCATTTTTAGTCACCACAAATTCGCCAGCAATGGCAAGAATATTTACATTGCCCTTCCGCTGTATTTCTTGTAGTTGACGATAAATCTTATTATTAGATAGCTCCAATAATCTTTGCTCTCGCTTTTGTGCGTTTGCCTTTATATCGGCAATCTGTTCGGGGGGTTCTTGCAGCATGGCGTTGTTCGGCAATCTGCAGTGGCGTTAGTTTGCTTCCAGCGTTCAGTATGCCATCCACCTGCTGCGCGTTATCCCGTAGGAAGTACGGCTCAGTGCTGCTCTCTGACGACATAACGAAAGTCTTGGATAAGCAAGACGACTTGTCAGTCGAGTGCATTCACAACGTCAAATCATACGTCTCTGACTTAAACGACACGCAAGCTCTCATCGAGCTGCAAACAGAAGTCGATGCAGATTTGTTCAAAGAAGCACTTCGAGAGTATCTGAAAGAGTATTACAAAGTGTAAGACGCGAAATAAAGCTCACCGCTCGATTTCTCGATGTTGAGACGATAACTTCTTCATCTCGAAGAGAAAACCGCGAGAAATCGAGCGGAAACGAGCTTTTTTTCCGTATCTTTGCAGAAACATTCAACGCAACTGATTATGGAAAGTAACAAAATTGTTCACCTGCATCTCAAAGAGCCGTACAACGAGAAGCAAGACTTTTACTTCGGCTCTCTGAAAGCAATATACGACTGCATTCCCGAAGATGTGGTCGGCGTGAAGTACACATCGCTCAAATCGCGCAAGTGCGCTGATGTGTACGAGAATCGCAAGTGTGTTATCAAAATCGATGTCATTCAACGAAAGAAACAAGTAAAATGAACAGAAAGAAAATCATCGACACATGGCTTCATTGTTGCAATGTGTCAAAAATAGAAGACTTGACAGACGAGCAAGTTGTCTATCTTTACGCCGAACTTGCTGATGAGAGAACTCAATTCAGCGTCATCGATGTGTTTAATGAGCGTTCAGAAGATGATGCTCGAAAATTCGCTGACGTTGTGCGAGAATGTATCACCACCGAACAAACAATCTCTGTTTATCCGGTGATGATTGAGGGTGATGTCAACGAAACTGACGAGTTGTCGAAGTATCGATGTGAATATCGAGTTGAATCGTAGTGATTCATTTCTTCGGCAACTTGCTTTCGATATATTTTCGCATTGCTTCATATAATTGAGGTGCCAACGACTTGAAATGAGCGTTGCCACTCCAATAATTTTCTGAACAGTGCGCAATAAATTCTCCGTATTGCTTATCTTTACTTAAAAAGTATGTGCCGGTGTGTCCTCTTGGTGTAACGAATCTCGCACCGCCCAAAGCTGCGCCCAAGCAATCTGACAAACAACCGATTTGTTCTTCAATGTCACATAACTGTTTTGAATATTCTTTGCGATATAACTTTGTTCGCTTGTCAATCGCTTTCTTCTTTGCATCATACGTTTTCGCTGCTGATACTTCTGCATCTGCTTGTTGCTTGATAGTCGAATTTTCCCACCAATTTTTGAATGAATCACGATACGGCTGCAACGCGTCAACAATCGCTTTTTCAAGTGCCGCGCCTTTGTCTTTCGCAATTTCAGACTTCCAATCGTCAAATATCTTCTTCAATTTTGCGTCATTACGCTGTCCTGTCAGTATATCATTTGCATGACCGAACTCGTGCGTGAATAGACCTCTTCTGTACCATACAGAATCAGTCAATCGCTCGATATTATCAGAATCATTCAACGCAATGAGAACGTGCTTCTTCATTCCACTGAAATACGCACCTTTGCCTTTTGTGAACAATGGCACATACTCTGTAAACATATCGAAGAACTCTTTTGACGGACATGAAGCTGAAAATCCGGGAATTTTAGCTTCAAATTCATCGAATATCTGATACGGCGTTCGATGAGAGAGCTTGTTCAACCCGAAATCGACTGCTTTTTTCGTTGTCGATAGTTTCAGAATATTGTGAGCTTCTTCAATTTTAGATATGATAGACTTGATACCCTGCGAATAATCGTATTTATTCAGCTCTTTAATCAACTCGTTATAACGACTTCGCCACAACGGATTGATAACAGACAAGTCTTTCGTATTTCTCAATGTCATCAAATGCTCGATTGCAGGATATTCGACAACAGACGCTTCTCCGATGTAACTATCGACTTGCTTGATGATGCTCTTTGCTCTTGACGTATCTGTAATATTTCCAATGTATTTTTTATAAAGTGCTGCGGCAATACCTTTTTCTCCGTCATAGTAAATTGCGGCTCTGATTGCGTTGTCTGCTTTATCGCCCCATGTCATTTTCTTCGATGCAGTTGATGTGTATTGCATCTCCGGTACAACATTTACATCAATCTTCTCAACTGCGATTGCTGTCGCACTCAAAGAGTTCACTTTTGCTTGTTTAGCTTTGAGTATTTGTTGAGCGAGCAACTTCGTCTGTGTCTGAATCTCTGCGAGCGACTTCGATGCGAGAGCTGCTTGCAGTGCAGACGCATCAACTTCGTTGTACTCTGCTGCGACTTTCGTCACGTTCGTTGCAGTCTTGTTGATGAGCTGCTGTTTCTTTGAGAGAAGTTGAGCGAGTGCGCGAGTTTCTGCATTGATAGTATCTGCGTTTCCGCTCTTGATAGCTTCTTTGAGTAACGTTGTATCAATATCGATACCACTGAAACGAGAATCAACGACTGAAAGAACTCGATTCGCTGTGTCTGTGATTTTCTCGATTTTAGACTGCGATGCGAGATTCTCTTTGCGCTGCTGCCAACGTAACTTGATAGCTTCTTCTTGCTCCGGTGTTCTGTTCTCGTGTCTGATAGCTGCTCTTTCGAGAGCTGTGAGCTTCTTCTTGCTCGGGTCGATTATCTCGTCAATCTTTTGAGCGTTGTTGCGAATGAAGTACGGCTCTGTGCCGCGTTCGCGAGCTGCTGCGATGCGCTCTTGGTTGTCCTCAACCCACTGCTTGAAGTTGCCGGGCACGTCCTTGACTTCGCTTGCAGAGGGTGCATCTTCCAGATACTCTTTATCTGTTTTGATGATGGGCACGGAGTAGCAACGGCAGTTAGACCCCCAGAAGCATTTCCCGTTTCGGCGTATATACATGATATGATTACGCTCCAACGTTAGGTCGTAAACCTTGCCAACGTAGTGAACTCGCTCCTTCGTGAATACCGTTGCCGTTGGTGCATACGTTTCTCGGATGGAATAGCTATCATAGTTGGCAGCATAATCACCATTGCGGAAGTGTGTAACCGTCCCTTTAGTGCTGTTGATGCTGTAAGATGGGCGATGCCCTGCTTTCAGTATCAGCTCTCCAAGGTCGGCTGCAAGCTGTTTGGATGAGGTGTAATATACTCGTTCATCGCGCGCGCTTATGCACAATCCTCCACGATTACCAATAAATGGGTGCGGAGTACGGACATGCCCGTCACAACTAACAAATGCCTTTAAGAAGATGCGTATCTGTCGGCGGCTTGCTTGCTTAATGATAGCCGGAACAAACTTATCAGCAGCATGCCCGAACTGCGACAAATAATCCCTCATCGTCTTGTTGTTGAAGCTAACGTTATCTTTGGAGTTGTGTACCATGAACCCCATACGCTCAACACAACTGCGAATATCCTTGATGTTCGCGTCCGTGCCGAGTTGAGCAATAGAGACAAATGACTTGCGAGTTACAGAACCATCTGCGAGCCAATAACCCATAAACTCAAAGAACGTATCAGCGTCAAACGTTAGACTTCCGATGCGCACCTCTCTAATGTTGCTATTGCGATACACACAACCACGATAGAACGCGCCCTTGCCTTGCGTAAACTCATCGGCAGTGCTATACTTTATCTCGCCATTGCTCTTGTCAAGATAGACCATGCGATGCTCCGGTGTGACAAGGCAGTCAAGGCTACGATTGTGGAAGTATATCATCTCGCCATCGTAATCGTAGCATTGTTGCGCCACGTGCTTTACCCACTCAACGTTGCGCGTCTGAGGATTGAGCGACAAGATTAAATCGTCAGCTTCAACGTCCTTAAACAACTTCCAACCGTTGTTAGTCAACACTTCGGAATCGTCTGAGTAGCACAACGGATGCCACCCTGTCCACTGAAAGTCCTTCGGGTATTTGCCAGCCAACTCATCGCATATATCCTCAATCGGATGGTTCGTCTTGGATGTCTTAATCTCGTAGCCAACGATAAAGTCCATCTGTTTCCAACGTAGCTGCTCTGCTGTGCGGTACGCCATGTTGGTTTCGCTTGCTGTCAGCCTGCGAGCATTACGAAATGAACTGCGATAAACGCCACGCCCCGGATGGTACGCCTTAGCTGCTTGGCTTAACTGCAGGTTGCCGTATTTATCGCGGACACGTCTAAACAACTTGTTAGGTTCGTTGAGATACTTCTGTACCGTTCGCGCCAAGTCGTTAGCAGATACGCCCTTCTGTATGCCTACCGATAGCGATAGTTCCAAGTCTTGTTTGTACTGCTCCGACAGATTCCACACTCTGCGACTGAGATTCATACCCTTAACGGTGCGCTGTTGGAAAGCCTTCAGCGCATCGCTATTGGTAAAGTAATACCGCTCCTCATCCTCGCCGAATCCATACGCCGACAACACGCGCTTCGCCAACAACGTTTGCGCTAAGTTCGATTGCCGCCATTCCGCTTCCGTAGATGCGTAGATAGTAGCGGTAATGTCCGATATATACTGCTGTTGCAGCAACTCAATGGCTCGCTTGGCAGTCGGGTAATCATCGAAGCTAAATGGCGTATCGCTGTCGGGGTCGTACGTAGTGTTCAACGCTATCCTTGCCGCATCTTTATTTAATGCGTCATAGATAGCGTTTATTTTAGCTGTGTAGGCTTTCAATCGCTGTTGCAGTAACTTGTAAGCCTTGGATTGGTTTGGTGTGTGAGTGCGGCTCATATCGCGTCAGACGTTAAGTTATTACTGAGCCAATCCCATCAAGTCATCGGGTTCGGCTTGTTCATCTTCGCGAATCTGCTCCAACGTGCGGTCGGGGTTGGCGGAGAAGCCAAGGTTAACAATCGCTTCGCGTTGTGACATTACTGCCTTACCACCGCAAGCATCCTGCCACTTCTTAATCTCGGCAGCTTCGTCTTGCTGGATAAACGGAGTGATTACGTGTTCAACCTCAACGTTATCAATCTCGCTCGCCCATGCTGTGTTCATCTGCTTTAGGAACGCCTTAATAACGTTCGTCTCACGCTCAAACAACTCTATCCATGTCCCTGCTTCGTCACCGACCTTTAGGTGTGCATCTGTGAGCAATGTCTGCCTTGCATCGTAGCCAATGTTACCAAGGCTTGACATCTTCTCAAATGAGATGTCCGGCATTTGCGACTGCGACCAGAACAAACCCGTTAAAGTCTGTACGTGATACTTCAACGCTTCGATGGCTTGCTGCCATGATACATAGCTTACATCTCCGCCAGCTTCAACGCGATATACGCGGCGGCTCTCGCCCTTGTCTTCCTTGCCCTTCAATGCACCCGATATCTTTAGTACGGGTGCTGTATTGTACGCGATAACGTCAGAGTTACGGCTGAGTGTGTACTCAATCTCCTCGCGTATGCCGGACAAGCCATAGTAGATGGGCTGCCTACGGTAGGCATAGATAGCAGGTATCTTCTGTAGCACTATCTCTGTCGGCTCGTCAACGGACTTCCATACGCCGTTTACCTGCTTCCACTTGAAGTGGTAGTTATCCGTGTAGGTTTCCAACACGGTTTCCTCTATGTCGCGTACCTTGCGGTCGTACTGAAACGACATAGCAACCATATCGCCATACTCATCAAACAGAGGGTAGAGCGTAACGCCATCCATCGGCGAGTATGTTGCGCAACGTAGT